ATCTGCTTGTCGTAGTTCGCCTGAATCTTGGCTACCTCCAGGTCGGAACATGCCTGAGAGTAGGCTGAAGCTGCTCCCATCATACTGCTGATACTACTGAAGGCTGCACCTGCTATGGCTGCAATATTCTTATAGGTCTCTTGATTCATCTGTTTCTTGGCATCCTGGTATGCCTGTTCGCTGATCATATCTTCTTCTCGAAGCTTCTGAAGATTATCATTAACCATCTTCTGCTGCTGGATGGCAGCAATGGCGCCTCCCGCAATGGTGGCGAGATTATCTGATCCGAGCGAACCGCTACGGTCATCGGTCTGTCTAGTCATCTTCTTGGCGGTATCGAGAGCGGTGGTTGCATCGTCTTTTGCCTGATCTTTGGCGTCCGGCTTGTAGGATGCATACTTGTTAGCGATGCCCATCTTCATGCGCTGATACTCCTCTTCGCTTACAAGACCAGCCTTGTGAACCTCATCCAGTCCTGCAAGCTCCAGCTGCATCTGCTGTTCATTGCCGAGGGTGAGATACTCCTGCTTGAGCTGCATCAGCGTGTCATCGTATTGCTTTTGGCGGTCATACTGGTGCTGCTGCTCACTGCGCTCAATCTCTCGGGCTATCTGCCAGTACTCGTCAGAGGACTTCAGATAGAGTGCCTGTTTCTCTTTGAGAAACGTCTGGTCGAGTTGAAAAAGCGCCTCATTGATAGCACTCTCGTTATGATAGAGGTCGGAGTCCTTATTGTAATATTCGGCAGTGATAGCCTGTTCTGCCACTTGTCGGTCGTACTCCAGTTCCTGGAGGTCTTGCGTCTGTTTGCGTTCATAATCGGCAGAGATCTTCTCCTTCTGGGCATTCAGGCGTTTATACTCCTCACTCTCAGCCTCTCCGTATTTGCGAAGGATGTCCATGCGCTGTTGAAGTCCCTGCTCCTTTATCTTCGCCATGCGGTCATTGTATTCTGCCAGGCGAATCTGACCGGTAGAGTAGAGGGTGGTAGCTTCCAACTGCTGAGCCTCGGTGCTTTTCTTGGCATCATCCAGTTCTTTTTTGAGGTCTGCCTTTCGTTTGATTTCTGCTTTACGTGCAGCAGCTTCACGCTTCTTTCGCTCCTTTTCTGCTGCTTTTCTTTCTTTCTCAGTTGTGTAATGACCGCCGGAACCTACAGATGATGTTGTTGTACCATTTCCGCTGTCTATCTTTGTATTCTTCTTTATGACCGTAGTCAGGGCCTTTCTTATCTGTTTATTATTCTTAATCGTCAGGTCGAGTGCTGCTTCTTGAGCATCCAGGGTCTTCTCTTCGCTTTGAACTGTCTTGAGTCTCTTCTTGTGGATCTCCTCCTGTTTCTTGTTTGTTTTAAGAGCCTCGCTATCTTTTGTGAAATATGAGCTTTCAGAACCAGGACCAAAAGAAGGGCGGAAGATCTTTTCCGATGTATATCTTTCTGGATGAGCATCACGTTCTGCCTGAACCGCTTTGAGCGAACCCTTGATTCTGGTTTCTCTCGTCTTCAGTTCCAATCTCTTCTTGTTAATTTCAGCCTTTTTCTCATAGATGGCTTCTGCCATTGCTGCATCGTTGAGTTTGTTGATATACTGTGTTATTACCTCTATATTATCATTATACAACTTTCCTTCGTTGGATATGCTGGCATGATAATTAGGGATAATCTTCTGCAGGTTGGCGATGGCGCTTCTTCGCTCATCCACAGTATATGCATTGGAGTGGATGATCTTGTTGAGCATATCAATCTTGTTTCTCTCATCGATGGTTGCATCTGAAACCTTTTTCGCCAGGCTGGCCTGCTGTTCTGCAACTGCCCTGTTATTCTTGGCTTCCTGGGTATTATTCCGAAGCGTTTCATTATACGAGGCAAATGCCTTCACAGTACCATAGACTGCAACCCCTACCACTGTGAGAACGGTTGCGAGAGCTGCCCATGGATTGGTGAGACTTGCCAAGCGTGCTGCCCTCATTACTACAATATAACCTTGCACACCCTTTGTCAGGAGTGCCCATGTAGCTTGTAGGGCAACCATAGCTGTGCGCAAAAGAGTTGTAGTGGCGATATAAGCCTTATCCACAGCAGCGTTTGCTGCAGCGGCTGCTGTTCTCAGCTTGATGGCGATGGTTTCCTTACACCAAAGAGCCGTGCAGACAGCGATGGCGGAACCTATTATTGTGAGCTGTTTGACGTGGGTGACCGTAAAAGTTATCAATGTTGATAACACATGTATGCCTATGCTCAGGGTAGAGATGGCATATCTGGTTACTGGGATGAGCTGTTCACCCAGTTCTACAGTGAGGTCTTCAAAACGTTTCTTTGCCTTATCCAGCTGTGCTTGCACAGTATTGTTCTGGACATTGAACTCATTGATGACACTTGTGCCTGAAGCGTATGACTGGGTAGCGAGATCCTGGGCAGTTCTTACCTGGTCCAGGTGTGAAGCTACTGCAGAGAGAACGCCAACGGCACGAGTACCATTCAGCTGCATCTCTTCAAACATAGGAGCCATTTCAGCAAACCCACCTCTAGACTTCATGGCAGAAAGAAATGTCATCAATCCCTCATTTGCATTGGTCTTCATCAAGTTTGAGAACTTCGTGACTTCTACACCGGCAATCTTTGCGAATTTAGCCGGTTCCTGATACATCTTGGTTATAAGCTGAGAGAACACAGTAGCAGAGGTTGCATCTTCCTGCATATTCTGATCGAGCGCAGAAGCGAGACCCATCAGTTGCGCTTGAGTCATACCTGCCTGGATGCCTACACCGGAAAGATCGGCGGTGAAATCGACTATATATCCGGCATTGGCTGATGAATTCTGGGCGAGTTCATTGACGGCAGAACCAGTGGCGAGCATTGCACCACGGAGTCCTTTGGTCTTATCTTCCCCGAACATCTGAGCAAGTTTGCCAATCTTGTCGACCGCTCCTTCTCCCAAGTCATCGCCTAGCGCAACGTTAATCTTGTCGGCTCCATCAACAAACTCTTCAATCATATCCTTGCTGGTGATGCCCAGGCGACCGGCAGAACCAGCCAGTTCATTGAGCTGCTCACGAGCCGTACGGGTGTCCATTCGCTTGAAGTCTTCGTTCATCCGGTGAACCTCTTCATCGGTCTGACCTGTATATTTGCGGACGTTTGCCATGGATTCCTCCATATCGGCATAGGCTTGGGCGCATTTTCGGATGGTCATAGAGAGTCCTGCGTATGCAGCGATAATCTGCGATACAGCCCCCCAGTTGGTATTGAGCACGTTTACGAAACGAGACCAAAGACTTGTTGTTTCTTTTGACTCGCTATTGATGGCATTCATCTCTCGCTTAACCTCTTTGAGCTTTTGCTGAAGCTTTTTCCATTCCTCAGAATTACGCTCGACAGCTCCTGAGCGTAGCTGCTTTTGTACTGTTTTCATTACAACAGACAATTCTTTATATGAGGCAGAAGAAAGATTGTTGAATGTTCTATTCACCTGCTCTTGGTTGGTTCGCAATGTCTTGAGTGAAGCATTTATTCGATTTATCTCTTTATCGAAAGCCTTGGTGTCATCTCCTTTTTTGAATGCATCAGTCTTTTTTTGCTTAACTTGTTCGAGCTGCTTTTCAAGCAATGCGATAGTCTGTTTTGCTTGTTTGTCATCAAGCAGAACCCGGCCTATGAATGTTTGTGTACTGTTTGCCATAAATGATATTTATTATAGTTTTCTGCAAAGATAAGAATAGCTGAAAAGCTATAAAAATACCATAAAAAAGCCATCGAATGCAACTGTATTCGATGGCTGTGTATATATTAAAGTATTACGCTGTCTTTATTTTGGGATTTTTCAAGAGCTGCATAATTTCTGAGAACTCTTGCAACTTTATTCCTTAAGTTAATTGTATTGTCAGCAAACACAAATTCTTCTTTATCTATACTATGATTTGATACCAATACTGAATATGAATTGCCGTCCTTGAAGAATAAAGACAAGTTATTGTTTGGGCTATACATATCCTCTATAGTAAGCTTTGGCTCATCTTCCATACCCTTGTGAGGATAAGAAGAAACATGCTTCCCCATCCTATTAAGAGTATGGCCAACACCTAGAGTGATGAAAGCTGCAATAGCTGAGAATATCAATATACCTACCATAATTCTAAAGTTTGTCATTATCTTTGTTGCAAATATAATAATAAAAATCAGAATATGCAAGTTTTTTATGTTAAATCTTTGCTTTAACCCTGTTATTTAACTACTTCTATGTATCTCGAGTAGTTAATCCTGGAATGAGGGTTGAAGTTGACGATTTGAACCTTATAGCCTTTTGTCCCCCAGCGCCACCACAGAAACTTGTGCTTGTAGGTGCGGCTGACGATGGTCGTGAGGCTATCGTAGGCGGTATATTGGCATTGTCTGGCAGGGATGTCGATGTTAAGCTGTAGCCATCGGTCTCTGTATGAGAAGACGGAATCGGCAGTCTCTGGGACTGGTGAGATGGGCACTGTGTCGGTCGTGGCAGATGAGACTGTATGGATGGTCTGTGCATCTTTGAGTCGAACCTTGAGGTCTTTGATGAGCTGGGCGTCGGTGAGGTGGAGTTTTTGAAGCTCGTCATATTTCACCTGCAGTGCATTGTTTTGAGCCACAGGCAGGGAGTCTTGGACTTTGTCATACTGAATGTCATAGTTGACGTTTGCCACATTTTGCGTCATGCGGTCGAGGTCTCTCTGCAGAGCCTCGTTTTTGTTAGCCGAACTGATGAAGGCAACCATGGTCGTGATGAGCATGATTGCCAGGAGTGAAATGATGGTCTTTGGAGATTTCATAATTTATGCGATGTCTTTATATTCTTGGATAGCGTTGAAGCATGGGCACATTTTGCGCCAGTTGGACCTGTCTGTGCCCCAGATGTCACGGTGGCCCATGATCTGAGCCGTTGGGAACTTTTGTTTGAGCTTGTGGAGTAGGAGCACAAGAGCGTCTTTTTGCGCTGGTGTGCGGTTATCGATAGGTTTGCCGTCGGCATCGATGCCACCGATATAGGCCACGTTGATGGCGGTGGAGTTGTAGCCCTGGACACCATTGCTGACATGCTCGATGGCGAGGAGTTGGTGGACACCACCATTGGTGTCGATGACATAATGATAACCAGGATTGGACCAGCCTTTTCGGTGGAACTCAGCCTTGAGGTCATCGATGGTCTGACGCTGTGAACCTGCTGTGCAGTGAACGAAAATGCGTTTAATCTGTCTCATTGTTTTTATGATTTAAAAATTTGTTTTTGATATTCTCGAACTTGGCATCGATGGCGATAGCCACGCCAAAGATGGAGCCAGCATACATGAGTGTCTGAGCAAAGTACCAGAGCACGTTGTCAGTGACATCTCGCATCTGTGATGTGAAATAGCTGACGTATGCCAGTACGATGCCAGAGGTGAGCACTACGATGGCTGAGCCGTATTGTATCCATTCTTTAGTATTTCTCTGCATGATATTTTTGCTTTTTATTATGCAAAGGTAATTAGATAGGTGGAAAAATAAAAATACCCGATAGCCACCTCGCTATCGGGTATTTATCAATTAGACCGCTCTCTCAAGCACCTCATGAGCCATCTCCTTGGCTTGGATGCGCCAAGCCTGGAAGGTGTCATACTCCTTTTGGTGCTCCTCATTGCCATCGCCATGGTTGCACAGGATGGCCTCGACCTGGTTTTGGCTGTATTTGGTGCGAACCAAACCTGCGGCAAAGTCATCGTAGGTTGCTGACTGGGCTGCAATCTTGGTGGAGCCGTCTGGCTCTGTGCCCTCGTAGCTGAAGGCGGTGATGCCCTTGTCCGCTGCCTTGGACTTGTCGTCTGAAGAAGAACCTGGAGTGTTTGTCTCCGGGTGATAGTCTTCTATTTTTTGCTCACCGAGGTAGAGCAAGAAGTGATCATCGTCATATTTGACGAAGCTCTTGCGAGCTGGATAAATCTTTTTCATAACCGTTTATGTGAATTTATAGAACTTCTTTTTGAACTTGTTGTGAAGCTCCTTGACAACGGTTGAGAATGGTAGCTCGTCACGACAGAAGTCGTTGAGGGCTTGGTCTATCAGGATCTTGGAGCCTGTATAGAGGTAGTGGTCGGTGGTTTGCCAGACCTCTGTGGTGCCCTCGATGTGGTCGATGATGCGATAGCGCAGGGTGAGGCGCTTCTTGGGCACCTCCTTGGTGACGAGGTGGGTGCTGCCGTCTGCGGCAGTCTCCTCGACCTGCACGGTCTCCTTCTCAATGACCGAGTCATCGACCTTGTAATCTATGACTTGGATGAGGAACTTGTTCTCATCCTGACCCTCACTGCAGATGATGTCCTCGATGGACTGCTGCTGTGATTTCTCCATTCCCTCGAAAGGGACGCGCGCACGGCGTGCCTTTACGAGTTTACCAAATCTTTCCATACCGATTTTCTTATATAGATTTTTTGTGTTGGCGTGTATGCCCAGCCCTAGGCGTGATGCTGCCTTGAGCTGGATCTGACGCTCTGAGTAACCTTGCTTGCGGAGTTTTGCCACCTGTGCGCAGAGATCATGCTTGAATCTCTTGCGCAAAAGGGCGTGGTCAGCGTAGATGATCTGACCGCAGAAGTCGATGCCATCGCAAGTGCGATGGACACCCCATGACTTGTTGATAGAGAGATGCCAGTCTCTGGCGAGGTGCATGACGGAGAGCTCTGCCATGAGGCGGAGGAACACCTTATCCTCGTGGAGGATGTAGATGTTGTCCATGAAGCGATAATAATGGCGGAGCCCCTGTTGGCAGAACCGCTCGAAGCGGTCATTGAGGGATTTCCCCCCCCCACTTAGCAGTCTAGCTTGCTCAGGTGTGCGGCATGTAACGAGCATGTCGCTGACGTAGCGAGCCTGCCAATAGCGGAAGCGGTCGGCATCTTGGAGGATGTCGAAGCAGCGGATGGCGAGGTAGTCGAAACGAGCGAGGAAGAGCTGCCCCAAGAGCTGGGCTAGCTTGACACCGAGCACGATGCCGGGATTGTAGCTATCCACCACCTCGTCGATGAAGGCGAGGAGCTTGCGGTCTTTGATCTTGCGGCGGTACTCTGCCTTAAGCAGGTTGTGGTCGATAGACGGAAAATAGTGGTGGATGTCCATGGGCAGGCAATAGAAGGTGTCGGCTTGTGGCGAGGAGAAAATGTCTCGCTTGACAAGCTGATAGAAATAATGTGTGCCCTTGCCCTTGGTGCCAGCTGGGCTGTGACCATGGATGGTGCGGCGCAGGTCTGCCTCGACAGGTGCGAGGGCGGCATGCTGCATGACATGGTCAGCGACTGGGAGTTTGTTGACCACTCTGCGCTTGGGGAAGTCAACTGTCTTGGGAGTGTATGGCGATGTATGCCAGGACTCTGTCTGATAGGCCTCTAGCAAGTGGTCAAGGTTATGGTCAAGGTCTGACTCGAACTGCTGCACCGACTGGCGATGCATCTTCTGGCGCGCATAGTCGTAGAATGCACGCCAGAAGTTGTCGAGTGTCTCGACCTGTGGCGAGATATGGCCAAACCTTCTCATAACTCTTGCGGTGTTAAGTCTGTGTAATAATCTGTGTAAACTGTGTATCTGTGCAGATAGCCTGCACTGGAAAAATGTTGTCTGCTTTTTTAATGTTCATAACCTTCGACCGGATGACCTTATTGTCATCATCTACCAGCTAATCTTGGTGTGTGTATGTATCGCCATGGGGCGAGGACTGACCCTATTATCTCGAACAGGGTAGCAAACGATAGCCCTGTATAAGAGAGTCTCTAGTGTTTAAGTTGAGGGCGGCGCCGATGTTACCGTTGGCATTCGAGACATCATTGTTAACGTTGAGAGTCGAAGAACCGCATTGACCGCCATTGTTAGCGTTACACCCACGCAGGCAGAGACGGAAACCAGCACCAAGGGTCACACCCTGGTTAGAAAACCACTGCAAAGTTAATAAAAAAATCGGATGGAAAGAAGTCAAAGAGCGTTTTTTTGCCAATATGGGCTAAAAATTTTGGTCGCCGACCGCCAAAGGCGGTATCTGAGGGTGCGAGCTGCGCTCGCTGGGTGCTTGCGGCTACGCCGCGGTTGCCCTGTATGCTGATGCACACCTAGCAAACTTTTGGACACCCAGCAAGCTTTTGCAGACTTTAGGCAGCTGCGTAATACTCTGGCTCCACAGACCACTCGGATGCTGCTTCGCAGAGGGCGGCGCCGATGTGACCGCTGGCATTCGAGACATCAGAGTTAACGTTGAGAGTCGAAGAACCGCATAGACCGCCATTGTTAGCGTAACACCCACGCAGGCAGAGACGGAAACCGCTCTTAGCTTTGGAAGTATTCCAGAAATAGCTAGTCCAGTATGTGGTCTCGCTGCCTCCGACGGCCGTAGCGAAATTCTCCAAATGCTCCATGGAGAGTCGGGTGATGTAGCCCTCGCCTGTGGCAGGCGATGTGCTGTAAGCCTTCATGCCCGGGGCTGAGCCGATGGTCCATGAGCCGTAGATGGATGGTGCGACGAGGTGTGTGGCGGTGGTATCGGAGTTGATGCGCACCTGCTCGTCATCCATCATGCGCCAGAGGTAGCCGCCCTGTGCGTGCTTGAGACCGAAGAAGCTGGAGACCTTGGCTGTGTAGACCGTGGTGCCAGCGTCATTTTTGACTGCGTAGGTAGTCTCGCCCACGCTGTCGCCCAGCTCGATGCCTGCGGACATGGGGAGGAATGGGCGGTAGGAGTTGTAAGTGCCCCAGGTATCCCAGTTGAAGTTTGAGGTGCCTGCACCGAGACCGCCCTGGTAGAGACCGTTGGCGTCTTTGGCGGTGTTGACGGCATCTTGGTCGTAGTGTGTGCCCATGATGACCCCGATGAGTGCGGCGATGATGGTGGTGTGTCGCATGGTGGTGCAGAGCCACCCCTTGCCATTCTTGCGTGCGGCGGCACGGAAGTATTCTGTGGTCTGCGAGCTTGCCGGCTTGCCGCAGAGGGTGCGGTTGGTGCCGTCAAGGGAGGCATCGTTGTTGCCTCCTCGGTAGTCAGAGCCTGTGTTGATGAAGCTGACGAGTCTGCCTGTGCTGCGCTCGATGGTGGCGAAGCCTGAGGCGGAGATGGAGCCGATAGGAATCTTGTAGTTGTACTCGCCAGGGATAGGCTTGAGACCGATCATCTCGTAATGGAGGCCACCGACATCCTTGGTGACGAAGTAGAACTCTCTGCCCCATCCCCACTGGTAGTGGCCCTGTGAACCGTCTAGCTTGGCGGCTTCGCCCGTGGCATACTTGTAATGGTCTGTGGCATCGAGCTTGCGGCGGCTGTGGTCATTCTTGACGAGGTAAGCGCCGAGACCTAGGGTGAGCGGCAGCTCACGGAGGACATCGAGGTCGCCGACCACCATGGCCGCCTTGGGGGTGGCGTTGGCTGTATTCCACACTCTGCCGCACCATGTGTGGCTGCCCAGGCTGAGGTCAGCCTTGAGGGCGGACAACGGTATCTTGGTGACGTTGCCTTTTTGGTCAGTCATGAGGAATGACTGGTTGCTGTTGACGGTGTTAACGTCATGAGCCTTGTCGAAAGTTTTTTTGTCTATCATAATGAATTAATCTTAAGATTGCACGATATAGTTATATATCCATGTGGTTTTGCCACTTGTCAAGTTTGAGCCGATCATCTCGCACCACCCGGAGACTTCTATCTGACGATATGAGGTTGAGATGTATATGTTAGAAGCTGGCTTCAACACATCATTGCTGCCTTGGCATGAGACCTTGGCTGGCAGTGAACTTCTTGTTATCACTGGATTATAGAAGACCACTCTCATGCACTCGTTGTCATTGAGGTGTGGCAAGATGAAAGGACCGTATCCCAGGTTGAAAGCCTTGGCCATGACGGCTGCGCCCATATTGCCGCCACAGTTGGCTAGATAACGAAGTGTGCTCAGGTTGAGGTCACCTGTGACAACTGCATTGGTGAACTCGCCATGGTCGCACACGATATTGTTGAATGTGCCCTTGTTGGCCAACACCTCACCATCCTTGGCTCGGAAGACGATGTTGCCATCGGCATCCTTCATCTCAATGGTCTCGACCCCGAGGTTTTTGACGAGCTGGTAGCGTGACATGATTATGTTGGCGACAATCAGCTCGATGGGGCTGCCGACTCGCCAGTAGCCGTTGTTGATGTCATCTGCGCTGCCGGGGTAGTTGTCGGCTGTCTTGACGTGGCTCTTGACGCAGGAGTAGGTGTTGTCGTTGTAGATGACGGTATCCTTCCACTCCTTGCCAGTCTCTCCAGCCTCGAAGCAATAGCCCACGCCGCAGTCTGACCAGAGCTGCGGACCACGGAGGACGGCACCACGCTCACCCTGCTGCCCCTGACTGCCTGTCGTGCAGACTGGAGAGGTATATGTCTCCTTGCCATTGGTATACGTGATGTGTGTGCGTGTCCAGATGTAGTGACCATCTTGCCACTGTGGTGGAGTGGTCTGCCACCCTGTTGTTGGAGGAGTATCGCAGCTGGTGGAGTCGGCATACTCCATCTCGGTGCTGGCTATGCCAACACCGAGCTTGAGGAAATGTATGAGTAATGTCTTGACTGCCATGATCACTTGACTGACTCTATGGTTAATGATATGTCTGTGCCTCCGCCATGGAGACAGTCGTCTCTGGTGACGGTGAAGGATGAGAGCTGCACGGTCGGCTTGCGTGCGGCATCGGTGTTGAGCACCACGCCTGCCGGCGACTTGAGTGTGAAGTAGAACTTGGTGTCTATGGTCTGCGACTTGCCTCGGACCACGAGCTTTGGGGTGAATGTGACGGAGCCGTTGCCGCTGGTGTCCTCCTCGATGGTGGTGTCTAGTGGACTCGGACATGGGTCTATGTCGTATGGGTCGGAGGCATCCATGACGGTGACGAAGTCGTAGCCGATGAGCTTGTCTGCCGCCATGGACTTGTCGCTGTAGACCTCGCCCTTGTAGTCACGTGTGCAGGTGACATCAGCGGCCTTGACGATGAGCTTGGCGGTGGTGGCATCGCTGATGAGCTGCCAGCCTGTGTCTGAGCTGACCGCCTTGTACCACTTGTAATAGAGGGTGGAGGTAATCTCGTCATTGCCCTGCAGAGCCTTGGCAACGAGGACGCAGCTGTCATCTGGGCTGCTGAGGGTGAAGCTCTTGGCATCGCCCGCGGCTATGGTGACACGGTATGCCGTGCCCGTGTATGGACCGACTGGGATGGTGTAGTCTGCCTGGATGTCGTCTGTGACCTCTGCGCTCTGCGCCTTGGCTGAGATCTTGCCCACCATCTTGATGACGATGGGGGCATAGCCAGAGGCTTGGACGAGGTTGCCGACGATGCGGAGACCGTAATAGAGCTGTGAGGCTGACGGCACGACTCTCTCGAAGAGGCCTGTGAAGAGTCCGCTGGACTTGCCTGCGGAGTTGAAGGTGATCTCAACGCCGTTGAAGTAGTAGCGCATGCTGACTGGCGTGGAGACCCCCTCAGCCACTCGGGATGATGTGCAGACGAAGTTGAGTAGCGGCTTGGTCTGTGAGAAGTCTGGCATGACGGTGACCTTGTCTCCGTTGCGCTGATACTCCTGGTATAGGTCGCCGCTTGGTGACTGTATCATGGCCATGTATGTGCCGACACGGCTGATGAACTTGATGCTGACGCTCTTGCTGGCTCCACTCATGACTCACCCTCCTCTGACTTATTGGTTGAACTGATGACGAATCTCTGGTCAGTGGCCACTGGCAGCTGCTGGCATGAAGTGCCCTCCTGCTCCTGTCGCGCCTCTTGGCCTGTGAGAGCGATGGCTCCGATCTGTGAGCAGATGGCTGCCAGGTTGAAGAGTGGACCGAAGACCATGAGGTCTTGGAGCCAGAGGAGGAAGTTGCCATCCTGAAGCTCTGTGCGGTCGCCCTGTAGGTGGAGGTGCTCCACCACGAGGCGGTTGGTTTTGATGTATCTTTCCATATCTTTTTAATGTTGAATGTTGAATGTTGAGTGTTGAATTATTTAGTGCCAGACGAATGGGGTGCCGTCGGCATCTGTGAAGACCTTGCCGTCGGCATCGGCTGCCAGGGCGAGCGGGTCTAGTATCTTGACATCGAGCGCCATGACTGCGCCTCGGCTTGGGTCGACGAGGTCGGTCTTGATGGTGGGCTGCATGCCGTGACCCTTGAGACGATAGTCTATCTTGGTGGCGGAGAGGTTGGCACCCATGAACCAGAGTGGCAAGAGATTGCGCTCGGCATCGGGTATCTTGCCGGCATTGTCGTAGATGTATGCCTCTGGCTGTATGGAGGTGGTGCCTGGCGGCAGGTTGTCAGTCACGCCCATGTAGTCATAGTCGAATGACGGTATGCGTCGGGCGAAGGTGATGACCTTGGTAGGGCTGGCATCGGTGAGTGCCACGGCCGATGGGTTGCCTGTGGCACTGTATCGGGCACGGCAGCGGAGGCTGCACCTCTCGCCCATGAGCGACTGGTCTATGGTGATGGAGTCGCCATCGGCTGAGACGCTGACCTCTAGGTCGTCATCTGTGATGTCTGTGTAGTAGCCTGTGTTGCGCAGCATCTGCCAGGCGAACTTGCGCTTGGCCTTGGCGCACTCCTCTGTGCCCAGCCTGAGGGAGGCTGTGACGGTGGCTAGGCTCTCGTCTCTCAGGGGGTTGTAAAAGCGGTCACCGCATGAGAGCAAGAGGACTGGCTTGTATAGGGTGGCATTGCGGCAGGTGAACGGGAAGTCTTGGGTGATATTGCGTACCTCGCCTGTGCGTATGTCGAGGAACTTGGCCTTGAAGCGCAAGGTGATGGGCTTTTGTGGCTGTGCATTCTGATACCAGAGGATCTTGCCTGTGTCATCGCCCGAGAAGGTGATGATCTGCTGGTTGGTGGCGTTGACGAGGGTAGTCTGCTCGACACCATCGACGACACGGCACCAGGAGACATCTGTGAGCTGGCTGTTGACGCAGCCGCTCTGCAATATGCCGTCTCTGTCTATGATGCCCACGGTAGGCTTGATGACGGCAGGTGTGAGGGAATAGTCTGGTGCGTATTCGCCACTGTCGGCATCATAGGTCTGCTCGTTGGGCACGCTGCCCTCTAGCGTCATGGATACGCTGAGTTGGAGCGGTGTGAACTTGAAGTCTAATCTGCGAGTCTTCATATTTATGAGTGTTGAATGTTGAATGTTGAGTGTTGAATTTAGACGGCGTACTCGAATGAGGCGGCGTCTTGAGCCACCTCATCGCCCATGCCGTCACGCAGGGTGACGGTGGCTGTGAAGCGGATGACCTTGGGGATGCCGTCGCTGTCGACTGATAGGTCGTCTTGGGTGAGGACGATGGCCTTGCCTGCTCCGCCTCGGTTGAGTGACCAGATGTTGTCGGAGGAGACGCGCTGCTCGCCCCTGGAATTCTCAGTGTAGCGTGTCCAGGCGACATCGTTGTCGAGTATGTCGGCGGTGATGTCTTGACCGTAGAGATATGCCACGATGGTGAGGGGCGCACGGAAGTTGTCGTAATCATAGACGGTCTCAGCCTCGATGAAGTCGATGGTGAAGTTGGGGTTGCCCTCGATCATCGCCCAGTCGGTGTTGTTCCACCGTGGGGCGGTGTGTGTGCCTGTCTTCTGGCATCTCCACTTGCAGCCGGTGTACCAGACATCGGAGGTCTCGTATTTTTGGGTATCCTCATTGAGGGATGCGCTGTAATAGTCGGCGGTCTCGCTCCATGGGCCTCTGTCAACGTAGGTGACGATGGGCTTGCCATGGTAGTCTATCTGTATGATGTCTTGTGTGATGATGCCAGCGGCATATAGGTAGTCTCTGCCCTTGACGAGTGGAAGGTTGAGGGACTGTACCCACTCGGGGACTGTGCCGAAGACCATGCCGTAGTTGTAATCATCCAGTATGGGCTTGGTGACACCTGTGAGCTTGACGATGCGCCCCTCGGTGGAGGAGACATAGAAGCAGCTCTGCAGGGGCTCGTCTGTCTGGTTGCCGAATCGGGCGATGTTCATGAGTTCGCACGGCGGAAAGTTTTGTCCGCCTGGCACCTCGGTGTCGGGGTATAGGGTGACCTCGATGTAGTTTTGGACGGCATTGACGCTGTTGATGCGCATCCATGAGGTGTAATAGCTGGCAGATGTGGACGAGGTGGTGGCTGTGGCTAGGTTGTTGACCACGCCCTTGATGACGTTGTTAACGTGCTGTGCGGTGAAATAGCCCTGGTATTTGGAGTGGAGGTGGAGACCGTAGCAACCTGAGCCTAGGTCATCGACCTGCTCGATGGTGTCGCTCTCGGTGAAGAACTGGTCACCCTCGAAGGCTGAGAGTCTGTTGACTATCAGCTCAAGCACCTGCATGTATGAGCGCACCTTGATGCTCTCGACCTCAGCATTGCCATCGCCGTCGATGGCTGCGCCCTTGCCTGTGGCCATGCCAGAGACAAAACCACCAAACTGTGCACCTTGGTTGAGGTGAGCCACCCCCTCGGAGACAAGCCCCTTTAGGAAGGTGATAAGTCCCATGGCGGCATCGTCATGCTCACGAGAGAGGTATGCACCATTGTCTTGTGAGGCATAGGCTAGGAGGGAGAGGAAGGCATCGCCAATGCGCCTCGCTGTATTGGCACCCTTGGCACGCTCGTCTCTGATGGACTCGAACGCCCTCTGCAGTATCTCTGTATTTATTTTATCTGCCATCGTATTTGTTTATTTTTTCGCAAAGTTACGAAGGAATGGTGCAAATTAAAAATACGTTATAAGGGTGTGCCGAACATCTGCTTGAAGAGGTCAGCCATCAATCCCTTGTACTCCTCGCCATAGAAATAGCCCTCCATATCGTTGAGCTTCATGATGGACGCATAGTATTTGCGGTTGAACCATGGGCGGCGTTGGCGTGGCTCACCCAGATGGTGCTTGGCACGATATTCTGGGTCGAGGAACTCTAGGTCACCTGGGTTGCCATGGTAATAGCCATTGCCAGTGCCCGTCTCTTGGTAGAGACCATAGAGCAGGAACTTATGGGCAATCGTGCGGCTGGAACCTCCGAAGGAAGTAGCCTGCACGCTGTTGAAGAGAGCACCCGTATGGCGGATGCGGTAGTGCATGATTTTCTCCTTCCAGATTTTCACCATCTCTTCTGCCCATCCACGCTCATAAGCATAGATATCTTCCTGAGAGACGGGAGTCTTGACGTTATTCATTCCATTCTTCATTGTTGTATACCAGGTCTAGCGGCTCGCTAACGTCGATATGGAATTCCACGCCAGTAAGCCCGTTAATGAAATAAGCACCTATCTCCCGATTGTCCACCTGGTCGCTCAGCAGATAAGTGAAGTCGTTTTCCCATTTCATCTTATCGATGATGATCCTGCTCAGAAACTGCCGGAATATCTTTCTGCAGGTATTGAGCTTTTCCTGCCGGTCGTTCATGTCGTTCAGTTTATATCGCATCAGGATCCATACCGTATAGGTAACTACCTTACGGAAGCTGCCGTCACCATTGATGGCTACGTTACCGTCGTTGGTATCATCTATAACGATGAAATTTCTGCTCTTCGACATATTGCTCAGCATACCCTCAAATGCCGTCGGACTGGAGCAGGTGGTAGGCATGAAACCGAGATTACTGCAGAGTTTATTGCGCTTTGCCAGATCTCTGAAGTAAGAGAAGGCATCGAAGCCTACCTGTACCGATGGGGTATTGATTTCTGTCTTAATCATGATTTTTTCAGTCTTTTGTTCAGTTCTTCAGCCTCGCGTGCCTTGGCATCCAGTTCTGTGAGTGCCCGCCACACATCGGCTTTTCTGATAATCTCTTCCTTGGTGATGTCGCCTCCCGTGAGTGCCCGAATCTGTGCATTCATCGCTCCTACCATATCGTAGTCTTCACCTCCTTCGGCTGCAGGCTTGAAGAGATGAGGAAACTTTTCCGAAAAGTTATGCTTTATCCGCACATACCAGAGAAACACGCCCATGAGTTCTGGTACCGTACATTCGATGCGGTCCGGGCTCTTGCCCTCGCCATCCAGATAGAGATACCGTGCCAGTTCCTTGAGAGGTTCTTCGTTCGACTTATCCGACATCATGTACTGCTGGAAATAGTTGTCGGCTATCAGATAATACTCGAACGGATAATCGTAGAGCTCTACATCTGCAGCCTTATAGAGACCAATGGATTCGAGTCTGTTGTCTGCCCCGTTGCCATCGAAAACATAGTCGAAAGCCTCGCAGAAACTTCGGATCTGCCACAGCTCAAGAAAGAATCTTGTCTTCTTGCCCTTATCCGTCTCCACCTCGCAGAGCCATCCGTCTTTCTTCTCGTTGAGTACGTCTATGCCGGCAAACCGGGCAAAGAGATAAGTTCTTACCTGCCACTCTTCCCACCCCTGGGTGAGCAGGAAGAGCGCATAGCGCAACTGTTCCTGTGTCAATTCACTCCAGGAATGAGGAACGTGAAGGTTCAGCGTTCCGTTAGCATCCAAAGAAGAAGGTCGGGTCGTCAGCTTTGTTTTCATAAGCTTGCATGTGATTGGCCTTGTAGGCCGATGAATCCTTATATTTTGGGAATTTATCGATGTTTTCTTCGATAAAGTTGGCTACTGCAGTATAGGCGAGATCCTTGTAATGTGGATCAGCGGGCGTTTCGCCGGTAGAAATGTGAGCGCCGATGAAATGGCACATTTTTACGATGGCATGCCGATGAAATGGCTCATATTGTGCCTTGCGCTCCTCCTCAAGCAACTGTTCGATGAGTGAGTCGGAGAATTGTCTGCGCAGAGCAAGTTCTGCAGTACCTATCTCGCTCCGGTTGGCTGTCAGGTCATCAAAAGTTACGAAACCGCGTACCGGCGAGTAAGCCCTCAATACCAGAGGCGACCAGAAGAAGGAGGCGATGTTGTTGCTTGCCTGAACAGTCTCGCTCCATCCTTCCACCGTGCGCAGGCGGTTCAGAATGCCGTGCAGCTGCTGGTCCTGCTTATAGGTCAGTTCTCTGAACAGGGCGTCAACCCTCGCCTGTGATGCGGGAGAGATATTTTCGTTTGATACTACGCCGAAACCGTTGTCGGTCATTACGAGGTCGTTGGAACGGAGACGCAGGATAAAGGTCTTCAGAATGACATAGGAACGCACATTCCCCAATATCGGACTGTCCTCCATACAGGCTGCATCTTCGAAGTCTGAACCGATAACCGTAGCCACCAGGTCGAAATATACGTTCTCCAGTGCAGGCTGCATCTTCGTGAAGACATCTTCAGAAGCAGCTCCCACGAATGGAAGGAGCTGCTCAAACTGTTCTGCGGTAATATTAATCATCTGTCTTGGAATTTGGATTGTTAGACACTTTCTTGGCATCCTTGTTCTCATCAAGGGTCGTGAGCATGATGAGCGGCACATCCGGATAAACCTTCTCCTCCCAGTGGTTGAAGTAGATGATCACCCAGTGAACCGTCTCCATCAGGTCGTGGAATGCCTTCTCTATGCTCTGCTTCAGCGTGAAGAGCTCGCGCTTGTCGGAACCCGAATTGTTGCTCTGGCTCTTGCCGGGAGTGGCGCCCACCAGGTTAGGGTGGATATTGTCGGCATAGCACTGCATGTTGTTGCTCTCGGCGATATCATCACTGTAGTCGCCTCCGTCCTTCGAGGTATCGATGCGGGTGATGCGCACCATCTTCACCTCCTTGCCGTCGGGCGTGGTATAGTAGCCCGCTATCCAGAGCTTGCCGCTGTTCTCTATGCCCGAGATGAAGTCGCGTATCTTCTCCTTTTCGGCAAGCTTGCGCTTCTTCTGTTCCTCCGTACTCGTGATGTGCTCCTCCTTGAAGATGCCGCGCCAGTAGTCGTTGTGTATCTCTACCAGGTAGGGGATGGTGGCGTGGTTCTTCAGCTTCGCCATCTTGCCGATGGCGATGAGACGGGAGATGTCATACCATTTGTCCCTGAAGATGGCGGAGTAGTAGGGCACGGGATAGTACTGGCAGCCCGGGGTAGGGAAGCGGGTAACGATGGCGAAGACCCTGTCCTTGCATCCCGGTTGCCCCGACTGTCTTGCCTTCACCTTGCCGTTCTGGCCGTCCAGCCCCATGCGCTTCTGCAGGTCGCCCAGCGGATCCAGCTCGTCGAGCAGCGGCAGCACCTCTATGTTGGCTGGCACAGTGGCATTTCTCCAGTTGGCATAGAGCACATATTCCGAGCGTCCGTTCACGCTCTTGGTAAACCGGCAGTAGCACGCCTCCTTGTGTCTTACCGCCACAATCTTGTCGCCCTTCTTGTTGAGCACGATGGCAGATACGCAGAAGAAGAAATACTTCATGTCGGTAATCTGTTCCAGGAAGAAGCGGCTCATCGAGTTGTGCATCCTGAAGAGGTTCACTTCCCGGTCCTTGCTCGGAAGCTTGGTCTCCACGTCGTTGTACTGGAAGCCCATTCCATAGCAGGTGAGCACGTTGAAGAGTTTGTTCTGAGCCATCACGCTGCTCCTGCCAATGTTGCTGATCAGTTTGTAGGGCAGCTGGTTCTCGTAGCCGAAGGGTACATAGGTATATTCCTTTCCCCCGACTTCCACGCTGACGATAGGCGTGGTACCATCATCATCGAAGACTGTGGACGACTCCGTGAAACCGCTCGTGGGCGATGATGTCTGATAATCCATCACCTCGCCCATGGTGGCATAGGTGATGTCTATGTTGTTGCTGTTGTTGTTGCTTGCCATAATTATTATAAGTATATTGGATGGTCATTGTATCTGAAGATGAAGATATCCCTCACCTTGCGTATCTGGTGATTCACCGGATTGTAGAGGTTGTGGGTTCCCTGCTGCCAGGAACTGCTCTTCACCAGCCAGCCCCGGTACTGGATGATGGAACCATCGCCAGCCTTCCAACAGTCTAGGTCAACGGGCGTGCGGTCGATGCGCGAGATGTCGAGGGCACGGCGCAGCTCGTTGATGTGGATGGCCTTGGCGGTCTTGTTGTCTGTGTTGTTTGCCATATCTGAAGGAGTTTTGTTTAATTGAACGTGTCATCGAAGGAGGCATCGAAGATCTTGCCTGACGAGGTGTCGATGTTTTTGAACACGACATTCTGGATGCGCTGAGAGTACTGGTATGAGAAGGTGAACTCAGCGAGGTCGTCAGCCTCGTTGGTGCGCTCGCTCTTGGAGTCTGTGAGGGTGATTTGCTTATCCTGGGCATAGTCACGGAACAGGTAAACCTCATCGGAGCGCAGCAGGTCTTCGGCGAAGTGTGCCATGGATGGTGGGATGATGCCCGTGTCGCCCTCGAAAGTGCGTGTCTCTTTGACTTGGTAATTTATCTTTTTGCCCCCGATGACGGCACTCTTGCGCTCGAAAATCGGTGCGATTTTCTTCTTGCCCAGGCAATAGAAAATCTCTTGGCAGCCGAAGCTGTTGGTGAAGAGGAGCACTGGGTCGGCAATGGAGCCTGTGTGGTCAATCTGATATTGCTGGGTGCGGTCGCCCACGGTGACGGTGTAGGCGAAGAGGTCGCCCTCTGATGCGTCGCAGTATCGGTCTGGTGAGACATCGAATGAGGTGATGCCGTTGGCGGTGTGGGTAGGTGTGGCTGAGGATGGAACCTGAACGGTGGTGACCTGGTTGTCTTTGAAGAACTGTGCCACCACGGTAGGGGTGGAGCTGTTGATGCCAGCAGCATGGAGATATTCACGATGCCCCAGTCGAGTGAGCTTGGTGCCATCGAGGAGGGTGAGGAAGTATCGGTCTATGAATGATGAGCACGACATGTCGATGTCAACGGTGGCGTAGTAGGCGGTGATGGCACCGCTCGACCATGTGGCGATATCGCTCTCGCCCTGGTGCTCTGTGATGTCGATGGTGAAGGAAGCTGTCACTGTAGGTCGCACGGCATCGGCGATGAGTGTGCCGAGGTCGTAGATGGTGATGGAGCCAGAGACTGGGTAGTAGGTCTCGCTGAGCAGCTCCATGCCGTTGCACTTGATGGTGACGGTAGCGGTGTCGCCCGATATCTTAAATGTAAAGGTATCGAGCGACGATGTAAACAATGGCGAAGTTGGTTTTGTTGCAGTGATCATATTGTTGTCTCATTAAAACACTGCAAAGTTAGGAAGAAAAGGAGGAAAATAAAAATACCCGATAGTCTCGCGACTACCGGGTACTGGGGGATAGAGCTGCCATGCCATGTGCCTAAGGCCCCATCCGTCGTTTTATTGTTTACTAAAAATGAAAAAAAATGATCTTGTTGTTTAGAAGGGGGCATCTCGCTGCAGGTGCCAGGTGAGACCGCCGCCCTCGACATTTACCATGTCATAGCCATGCGAGTTCATGTACTTTGTGATGGTAGAGATAGAGATTGTCACCATATCGGAGAGTGCCTCTTGTATCTCTCGTGAGGTCTTGAACTCTTGTGGATCAACCTCATCGTCTGGGTCGTATGGCTTGTAGTCGATGAGATATTGATCTAGGGCTTGCTCCACTAGATTATCCTCAGTCTCCTTGTCTGGCTCTGGTGGAGGTGGTGGGGCTTGGTATGTGCCGAAGCCTATGATGTGCTTGCGCTCTTTCATGCCACACCTCCTTTCGCCTTCAGAGCCTGGTTGATGGTCTTGAAGAGGTTCTCCATGCGCTTGAATGCATTGAGCATCAGAAGAACCTGTCCGGCACCGCCAAAATCATCCACGGCATTGGTTATTACCTCGTTTGAGATAAACTTGTCTTGAGCAAACTCAAGAGTCTCGATGAAGTTGTCCAGCTGGTCAACGTTCATCATATCTACTAGCGCATTCCAGACGTCTGCTGTCATGTGCAGGTTGGTTGAATTATTTTCGTTCATGCCTAATCGTTGTTTATGGTTTTCCACTTGGCCAAAGTCATATTGAGTGGCTCAGCCTCTTTAGCTCCATATCGAAGAGCAAAGTAGCGATGATCATACCATCGGATAATAGTCTGCTTGTTTGGAGCATCATCGATGAAAACAACTGATGCGACAACGTTGTTGTCTCTCCAAAATTTGATTTCTACCTTATAGGCGTTCATCTGCCTGCCTTTAATAGCGAAGAACTCGCACCTGCTGATGTCCTTTCTTGTCAGCTTTGCTGTGCGTCTTCTGCGGTTTCTACTTTTCTTCATCATGCTACCTCCCCACCGAAAATGAAACCACCAATCATGACCATCGCCATCACAGCTGCGAAACCAACCATGGTGAGCACAATCTCTCCATAGGTCACGGTCTCCCCGCAGATATAGCTGAAGGTCTCGCTCTTGGTCTTGGCGAGCTTCTTGATTTCACACTTGAGGGTATGGATGCCCTCCTCTACGCTGATGCCTACAGGTCTCACCTGCGCATCACTTAATAAAATAGAATTCTGCATATTGCATCGTCTTATAAGCGTTAACAGCCGATTGTATAAAAGGGTGGCGGCTGCATTCCCCGTTGCTTATAAGACGATGGCTTATCCGGAAGGACAAATCAAATCTTACGGTTCATGCAGCCGCCATGTATCGGGCATATCTATTTTCCCAGTTGGGAAAAATTATTTTCCCAGTTAGAAAAAAGATTTTCCTAGGCATAAAAAAAGCCTGCGGCTAGAAGCCATAGGCGATAACGGTCGCCTTGCCGGATAGTTTACTATCGTCTTATAAGCGTTGGCAAAGGTAAGAAGAATATTTGGAACCGCCAAATAAAAAGCGAGAAATTTTCATTCCTCGCTCATTTTTCTTTTCAAAACATGTTTAATAACATATTATTGCTCATCTTTGGTAATCAGACCCTCTCGAATCTCAGAATCATTCTTCACTCTCTTCACCAGAACATAGTGGAGAACAGCCCTGCCGGCACCCTCTGTAACATAATATGTCTTGTCAAGTATCCAACCTTTCTTAGCCATATAATTCACGGCTGCCATGACGGTATTGAACTTGATCTGTTTGCCATCCTCACCATATAAGCTCTCGAAGGAACCTCCACCATTGGAGACCGCTCCCATATCAAGCATGACCTTCACTTTGCCGACACCCCAGAAGTTATATGCCTTGAGGTCGCAATAAACCGGATACTTACCATCCTCAGACTGGATGGTGCTCTGCGCTTTAGCGCCAATAGCCATAAAAATGATGGCTAAAAATAGAATAATTTTCTTCATAACTGCAATTAATTGAATAAATTCCGGTGCAAAAGTAATAATATAATTTGAAAATGAGGAATGAAAAGGAATGAAAAGGAATAAAAACGGAAAGAAAACGGAAAGAAACCGGAATGAATCGGAATCATATCCAGGAATGACCGGAAATGACTGCGAAAACGACCGAAAATGACCGGAAACGACCGCAGGATCTCCCTTCTGTTCTGCCACTTCGAGGATTGGATTCCTCGGAAATTCCCCGATTTTCCCCGCATTTTCCTCGATTTTCCGTGCATATTCCGCAAAAAAAATACCCCCGGTACATTGAGTATCGAGGGTTTGTTATGCTTATTTCTGGAAATATACCTTAAGTGGTAGTGAGTTCTCTACGTCGCCGATTTTGAACGAAAACTTATAATTACCTTCAGCTGGGAACTGCAGGTCAGTAAACTCGAAGATGAAGTTACTAAAGAGATACTCATCAGAAGGGCGCGGCTCAATCTTTGCCTGAATAGGCTTGTCGAGAAGCGGTTTTCCTGTAGCCATATCGGTTACTTGGGTTGTGAACTCCTGCTGCAATTTACTCTCCTCGCTGCTCATCTTAACTCTAGCAACCAGGAATAGTGTGCTCTTGGGGAGTGGAGCCTTTCTGACCACGTAGTAGTCGAAAGTGCCCACAAGGGTAAGTTTACCCTCATTTTCTTGTGCAAAGTCACAAAGTGCAAGAATATCTATTGTCATTTTATCTGTGCTTTAATGTTTGACTCGACCTGCGCCGAGTGATTGAAAAGTCGTTTATAATTATCGAAAGAGTATTTCAGCTTCCCGATAGTTCGCTTGCTGGTGCTCGCCAGGTTAGCACCATGCCTTCCGGAAACTCCCTCTTTAGTGTTGAATTTAAGAGCATTTCGCTTGATGTCAACCCATAGCTTGATGGCATCACCTTGAATTTTGTCTCCGATTTCTCCATGTATCCCCAACTGCTCACGCAAACTCTTGCCATCGGCATCGAGTTCCATAGCTTCTGTGATTTCCACCGAACAGTTGCGGTCAAGCTCATATAGGGTCATCAGTTTGCCTGTAATGGGTTCTCTCTTGAGTCCTTTCCATTCTGCTCTTCTGGCTATTACATCGGCTTTCATGCCCTCTATCGTTTCGCCTTCATTAATATATATAGCCATTATTGAATACTTTTTTGCATTGATTTTTCGCTGAAAGAGAATATCTCGGCCATATCGTCTGGAGATTTCACATCCATGATGGATGGGCTAACCTCTAGGGCAACTTCTATATCTTCGACAGAGGCATCACAATCTTGCTTGATGATGTACTTATCTTCATTCTGTTCTATCTCCCGATCAAACTCATCCTCTGTGATATTACCGTCAAGCATATCACAGTAAAGCTTGAAGTAGTTGCGCTCACGTGTGCGGTTATTGATGGCGCGGGTCATCAATTCCTTGAGACGATCTGCGGTGCTTATGCTGAAGAAGCGAGCCTTGTTGGCTACGCCGGCAAATGTCACCCTGTCTTTGTCTTGTATGGCAATGACAGAGCTGCCGTCATTCTTATATGCTGTATAAATGGTCGTTGTATTGCTCATAATTGTATTGCTTTATATTTTCGTCATGTTAATGATTAACACGTTGCAAAAGTACATCTTTTTTCTGAGATTTGCAAGTTTTATCGCAATTTTAACTATAAACTTTGCTATAAAGTTTGTTGTAAAGATTAGAACACGCTAATTTCTGGTAACTGAAAATGCGCAAATTTTAACTAAAATATACAATACTGGGAGGTGAGGAATTTGCGCTATGAAAAAACGATGTTTTGCGGTCTTTGGAGCGGAAAACATACCTTAGACCGATGAAATCGCAACATTTGGCAGGCTTCGACCTCGAAGTTGAAGATGCCGAATGTGTCGTTTTACGACAGGTTTTCCACACCCAAAGGTTGGAAAACCTCGATTTTATCGGGGTTTTAGGGATTCAAAGGGAAAATAATTCCCCTTTGTCGCCGAAAGGACCCCCCACCGCCCTGCGCCCGAGCGTGCCCTCGACCCCCTTGGAATTAGCGGAATATGTAAAGGACCGTTAAAGAATTTGCAAGAATGTAAAACGTGTTTTTCATGTGGAGATAGTCACGGAAGGGCACGAAAAAAGGGAGCACGCTTCACAGCGCACTCCCCTCATCGGCGGTCAAGCAAGAATGCCAGCCACCATGTTATTATCTAATAAGTAAATCGGTCAGCGTATCAGAGCATGGAGCCACAGGAGACGTAGCCATCAGCCTGTGGGAACTTCTCGATGCCAATCATGAGCGTGTCGAAGGCATCGGAGCCATCGGTGCGAGCCTCCAGCTTGTCCTCTTCTGTCTCTGCCAGCTTTTCGCCTCGCTTATCCTTCTTGCCATTGTAGACACCAGCAAGGCGGATGGATAAGAGCATGTCTTCATTGTTCTCATCATTGATCATGGCACGGTGGTCGGCCTTGCCCAGGAACATGCGATTGATGAGCAGCATTTTTTCTATATGCCCCATCGGGTTGCCCAGATAGACCTCGTTGACATACCAACCATGGTCGGTGAGATAGTTGGTGATGAAGGTGTGAAAGTCATCATTCATCAGGGCGTAGTTGTTGCCCACGAAGGTGGAGTCATAGTAGAAGTTGACCTCTTTGCAGCGATGATATGCATAGTAAGCCATGAACTTGTCGAGCAGGGTGGGCAGCTTCTCCTCATACTTGACAAAGATGCTCTTGAGCAAGCGTGCCTCTCCACGCAGGTTGTCTTGGCCAATGGCTATCCAGTTGATGAGGGCGTTGGCATCGAAGGCGATGCAGAGCGGACGGTCTGGGTCAACGTCTGCATCCATGCGTGAATCGACATGCTGCAGCTTTTCCACATCATACTCCAGTCCATCGAGGTAGTCGAGGTTTGGAGCAGAGTAGAGGTTGACATCCCTGAGGTTGGAGTAGAAGCCATCGAGCGAGATGGAAGGTCGCTTGCACATGATGGAGGTCTGGAAGGTGAGGGCTGGTAGGTCTCGTTTCATCTGCTTGATGAACTCCATGCCCAGGACCTCGACATTGTAAACAGAAGAGTACTCCCTGTAAAAGAGAGCCTTGGAACGCAGTTGTGCCAGGAGTAGCCCAATCTCTTTGAGTCTGCGCTTGGCATATAGGCTGATGTGGCCAGAGGTCTTGATGCGGTTGCGTATGTCATACTCCTCGACCACGAGTGATGATATCGCCTCTATGAGGTGAGGGTCGCAGTCTTTTTTATAGTTGAGGAACCAGGAGCCTTTTTTAGTCACGGGCATATCTGAAGTAATGAGCATGCCATGGTGATAGTAGTGTTGGCCAAAGAGGTTGACATTGCCTCGGTTGGCAGGGAAAGTCTCGTCTTTGAGCTGCTCAAAGTCGATGAACTTAGCCTCGTCGATGTCGAGGTAGTCGAGCGAGAGGGAGTTTGACGTGCCCTTGCGGTCTTGTGAGATGATGGTGCCGATGGAGCCGTTGTAGAACGATATGGTGTTCTCCCAGTTGGAAGGAGGGATGACAGGATCAGGCCACCCCAACTTTTTGGGCGGTTTGATGCCGATGACATAGTGCTTGCCACGGTGGAAGCCCCATCGCTCCCAGTGCTGTAGCATGGACGGTATGGTGTTGGTGAGGCATCGCTTGGTATTGGCGGAGACGAAGCCGCCATTGCTGCCAGGCATGCGCTGCATGTTGCGCAGGTTGAAGGTGGCATGGAGAATGCTCTTGCCAATGCCTCGACCGCCCACGACCACGTTGTCGCGAGCGGATATGAGGTTGACCTCTTGTTGCGCAGGGTTGAAGTATTGCTCTATCATGTTGTGCCCTCCTCTTGTTTGATTTCCTCTGTAGGTGTATACTCCAGCAGCTGCTCGTCATAGTCTTCGCTCTCGATCTTGATGAGATCCATGGAGTTGTCGGTGTATTTTTTGATGAGCTTCTTGATGGTGCCCATCACGTTAGGTATGCGCTTGAGACCGAGATGGCGAGGGTCTGAAGTAGGTATGAAGACCTGAGGCTGTATCTGGTCATAGCCGTTGTCGACAGGATCTTCTTTGTCGAGCAGGTGGTATTTGCCGTATGCGGCAGCTGCTGCAGCCATGGCTCTGGCATCGCCCATATTGTCTGCTTTCTCGTAGGTGCGCTGAATCATCTGGTCGAAACGGTACCGGGCAAAGTCCTTGGAAACCTTCTGCAGGTTGCCCAGTATGAGCTTGATGAGGTGCAGGTCATTATAAGCCATCATGCGCTGCACCTTGTAGTCCTGCATATCCTTGAAGACAAGTTCCTGGTCTGTCTTGCGTGGATTGATGAGCCACCAGGCATAAAGAGCCCGGATGCGCAGAATGCGGTCGCGCACGGGTGCGGGAACATTCTGTGCATCCATCTCTTCGGGTGTGCGGTCCATCAGGTCGATGATGGCATCGATGTTGGCTGGTTCTCTCATATCTTGATCTCCTCTATCATTTTATTCAGATATTCATGTGTGCGCTGTACGGCTTGAGGTGAGCCGGCTGCAGCCAGCTCCAGCTCATTCCTGCGAATCTGCTGCCTGACTTTTGCCATGCCCAGATAATAGACGCGCCGGAGCTCTGATGCAGGGTCGAGAATCTCTTCACGCAGAACATCCTCCTTAATATCCAAAAGGACGGACATCTCCGAGATCGGAGTCAGGTTCTCTGCCAGCTCTTGCACTTTGTTGAGTAACTCCTGAGTAATTTCCATTGATTCTTAAGCTTTGATTGTCACAATGACTGGTATATCCATTGAACAGGTCGGCAAAGACCTGTGGTTCCGTGGTGATGATGGTACTCTCGTCACGGCTGCCGTATGTCTGGTTTTGGGACGTGACGACCGAAACAACATGCTGATCATTCCGGAAAAGCGTCACCTTGGAATGGTTCTCGCCCAGATAGACATCATCGAAGCATGCCGACATAAGCCGCCACAGGTGTACGGTCTTCTTGCTTGCCTTCACATCCAGCAGCATCTTTGCCGACGAGATGCTGCCCGAATCCCGCATCAGGCGGAAACCTCTGAGGAACTCCTCGGAGGTGGAGTAGGAAGACACCCACACATCAGCAGGACCAATCTGTGAAAGGATCCACTTGATGAGTCCGAGTGTGTGCAGGTGCCGTCCGAAGTATGCCTGTGTCTTCACCTCATCGATGGGTTTGAGTATATCGGCAACTTTAACCCTGGCTGGCATTTTCGGCGAGTCTGGCTTTAGCTACCCGGTCACGGTCGGCACGTGTCACTTGGTATGAGTCGTAGGTGAGCATATCGGCACGATACTTCTTGTCGAGGTCCGAAAGAATCTTCAGATGCTCGTATCGGTCGCACGGTTCCTTGTCTTCCATCGCCTTGAGCGTCTCGAAGGTAGATTTGATTTCCTTGTATCGCTTGGCGTTGATATCCCAGAGGTCGGCTACTTCCTTGGGCAGGAAATCGTGATCCTTGCGCTTGCCCTTACGGATAACAGCCACTCCATCGCTATCCGAGGACGGGAGTTCTGTATCATCGGTAGAGGCATTTTCCTCGATGGAATCGCCGTTTTTCTCCGATTTTCCCTGATTTTCTTCGTTATTCTCTGCTTCTCCTTCGGCAATGATAGCCTGGGCTTCAGGAATCACGATATCGTTCATCTTCCTGACCTCCTCGATGGTCATGTTGTCGAGACGGATCTTGAGGAACTTATTCAGTTCATACTCTATGTTGGTGCGGTATGCCTGGGGCTGTCGGGTTGCTCGGACATGATAGAACCGGTTTCGGTTGAGACGGAAGAGCATATCTGCTCCCTTGATGATTTCTGCATCCGATTCGTGCTTAGAGTTGAGCCACTCCTGCATCTGTCTGGTAAATTGATGATCCATATTCAATATATAATAAGGTGAAAACAAACAAAGGCGGCTCAGGCACGAAGCGAGAGCCACCTAAGCAAATCAGTATGTGTAGTTATGTAAATTTGGGCAAATCTTACGCGTGACCGGTTGCTTCCCAAGCAGAGCCATCGCTGCCCTTGATATCACCTTCATCTGTCTCAAGCTTGCCATCATAGTATGGAGCAGGGCAGAAATCGGTGGCCTCTACGCCGAGAGTTGAGGTCTTTGAGTCGGTAGCTCCGGCGCCGCTGTTCTGGGCAAATGTGGTCTTCACCGGGAACATCTCGTTACCGAGAATGCGGAAGCGGCCATTAGGATCCTGCTGGGCATAGACCAGTTCGTCATTGATCGCCATACGGCCGAAACCGGTAATATCGGCATCTGTGCCGCCGATGATATACTCTGCCTTGTTGAGGAAGGTAGCTGATGGAGCTTCGCCCTGAGTCTCCGTGGTGATGGAAGACTTGAGTGCTACGAGGTCAACTGCGTGCCACTTGGCATCAGCGGCAAGAGTGAAGTCACCCTTATAGGTGGCGAGTTCCTCCAGTCCCTTGGTGGTATCGCCAGGATCTGGAAGCTTTGGCCATGCAAGAATCTGCGAAAGCGGGATGGCCAGGAACTTCGGCTTAATGCCGGGACGAATAATCGTACCCGGACATTTGCGCACAGATTTATATAAATCTTTGTTAGTACATGCCATATTTTAATCTCCTATATTATATAAGGTGAAACATTAGACGTTTCCGTCAGCGGTAGCGCCCTTGTCACTCTGTTTGCCGCCAGTCTGGCTGGCAGATGATGTGGCTGCCTTCTGGATGAGTGGCTTGGTACCATCATCGGTGATGAACAGGGCTCGCTCCTTGTTGATGCTCTCAAACTGGGTACCGAAGAACTTGGTAGCAATAAAGTCGAGTTTCCATGGGTGATACTTCTCGACCTTAATCTGCTCAGCATCGTTGTTGTTGATCTCGTTGACGCCCACCAGCATGTTGCTCTTGGTAGTAAGTTCAAAGAAAGGAGCATCCTTCTTGTTGGAAAGGACAGCGAACTCAACGTTGCCGAATCCTTCTACGGTGAGGTGGTTGTAATCCTTGTTGTAAGGAGCAGCACCAAACTTCTTGAGGAAGGCACGGTTGTAGAGGTTGACGAATGACTGAGGAACGTAAAGGTAAACCTTATCCTCAGCCATCAGCTCTTCATCGGCGAATTCACAGATGCCCTGTGCGAAATCTACGGCGTTGTCGTCGTTGATGGTCTTGTTGTCGCCCAGGATGTCTGCAACCTTGATGAGGTTTCCGAGGCCACTGGAAAGCTTGCCGGCATCCAGTTCAGTCTTGGCAATGGTATCGAAACCATTGAAGAGGTCAACAGAACCTGTTCCTGTAGGGTTGCGTACAGCCTTGAACAGAACCTTGTCGAGGTTTTTGCCGAGCTTCAGGGCGAGGAGCTGAAGAACCTGCAGCGTGATAGGCACATTCTTCAGGGCATCGCCATTAGTGACGTTGGCGCCCCAGATGGTGGAATAAACTGAGTTAGGTGAGAACTTGATATCGACATTGCCAAAGAACACCTCCAGGGTACGAGGTGTAATCTTGACGTTGCCGTCAGCTACGCGGTTCTCATCGTATGGACCGAACTCAGCACCGCCTGTAAGTTCGCCTACGGTCTCTGATACACGGATGCCTGGGCGAAGAGTCATGTAGCTGAGTGACTTCTTCAGACCTCTGGTAGGCATGGTGATTAACTTATTACGGTAGATCTTTGCCGTCTTTTGCAGCTGTTCCTTTACGTCAACAGGTGCAACAAATTTATCATTCTCTGCCATATTATGCAAAATCAATTAAAACGTCCGATACTTGATCTGAGCAGAAGTCCTGAGCCTTGTTGTCATCTACGGCAGTGTGGGTTTCGCCACCCGGTTCTTTCTCCAGATCCTTTACTTTCTCTTCAAGGTCTTTCTTATCCTTCTCCAGGTTCTTGACCTTATCCTCCAGTTCCTTCTTCTCGTTCTTGACCTTATCGAGTTCCTCGTCCTTGGTCTTGATCGAGCTGGAGTCGGCAGCAATCTTATCCTCCAGCTTCTGCATCTGCTCCTGGGAGATGGTGCAGTCCTTGGCTGATTCTTCTGCCTCAATGCCCTCTACGTTGAGAACATTGTTGATGTGAGTCCATTTCTTAATCATATCTAAAACATTTTTGTGTGAGTTTTCCTTTCCGAAGATTCGTCCCAGGAAGCCCGGCTTCTTCTCATACCAGGAATTGACGACCTCTGGCAATGCTGGAAGATTGTTGTACTTGATGAAGTTCTGTGTTGACTCCGTGATTTCAGCCGGCTTGCCATCCATCGACTCATCGACTAAACCGAGATCGATGCACTCATCCACGGTATGCCATTTAGCTTCAGACATCACCTTGATGATATCCTCGTGCTTCTTTCCCGAGCGATCGCAGTAAACATTGGCAATGATATTGTCTATCTTCTGCTGGTCTTCCTGCTGCTTCTGCAGCTGCTCGATGAGGGAACCGATTTCTTCCTCATTGAGGGCGCTCCATACAAACTGCTCCGTGGAACACTTATGAACCAGAAGCAAACTGTACTTGTTCATTCGGATCTTCTTGGCGCCCATCGCACAGATGGTGGCGGCAGATGCAGAGAAGCCCGCCTGAAAGTCAACCGTCACATCGCCATGGTCCTTGAACATCTGACAGATGGCGAGACCTGCGGAAACCGCACCGCCCGGCGAATCGATGGCTACATCGACGTGCTTGCCTTTGTTGTTATTAAGGATATCGCGGACCATAAACTTGGTCCACGACCCTATATAACCGGTGATAGATATTTGATATTTCATACAACTTAGCGAATTTGATTGCCGCAAAGTTATATAATAAGGAGAAGAAATAAAAAAACTTATTCTATGATTTGGAGCGGTCTGATGACGTCTGTCCAAGTCGCTGTATAGGTAATCAGGGAAGATTCCGTATGTGAACTTGGCAGGTTTTCGGTACGGGTGAGTACCGGATATGGTCGGCGGTCGCAGCCCATAAGGTAGCGAATGCCATCTGCCGTGGTGATTCTGAAGGCTAGAGGTCGGTAGTTCGGATCTATCTGCTCGCACGACTTGAAGGTGAGCTTGGAGGTGAAAATGCGGACTTTTGACTCTACTTTGTCGGAAATCTCACAACTTGACGGAACTTTGCATTGAATTGACCGGAAGTTAGCAGCCGACGGTACAATGCATCTCTGATCCATAGGGAAGACTACACTTTTGAGGTTTTCTGCCTCTGTCATCTCAATCTTGATGATGTTTTTGATGTATGCCATATTTCTAAATTGTTTGGTTATTTCGATTATTTTCATTCTGTTCGGAGTTGTTCGCCGAAACGGAAAAAATTGTATTAATCTTTATGAAATCTTGTTGTAGAGTTTAAATTTATGCCCTTTTTTGCGTGCTGATCGCGCATTCTGTAGAAGCATTGGCGCACGGTATCCTCATAATCAATGCCAATGCCATGTTGCTCGCACCAGGCTGAAATGAGTGATGAAAGCTTGCATGAGCGGTCAGCGATGTCCTTCAGGGATGCCCAGAGGTCTATCTTGAAAAGGTCGGTGATCATCTCCTTCACGGCTCTTCTGGCACGTGGGCCCAGGTAGTTGTACTCACGTATTGGCTTTGCCTTGGATTCCGGAAGCGAGATGGCGATATACTCATTAGGGTGAATGAGCCATCGGCTCTGTTCGTACTCCTCATCTTTGAAGGTATTCGTCACGCTCTGGTGCAGTGAGACGGCATCCGCCTTCTCCATCTCTTCCTGGCTCTCCTGTTCTACAGGCGACATTCTAGCCTGAGGCGGTTTACTTGTGAACCGACGTATGACGGCAACCTCGTTGCCGATGATAGGGAAAATAATTGGATTTCCATAACTGTGGTATGCCCATTGCCTGATATGCGCAGGAACTTTGATGTAAACGACTTTATTCATAAGCAATTTTTCGGCAAAGATACAAATAAAAATTCGAATAGCTAATAATTATTAGTAAAAAGCTAATAAATATCAGTAATCTTGGTGTGATATAATTTCGTCCGAAAAGTTTGTATTTTTGTATCGTGTAACTTTGGCTTTATAACTCTCTGATAATCAGCGTTATTTTCTTGATACATTTTTCAGATACAAAAAAGTGGGCCAAAACAAAGTTGTAACATAACCTATATGAAGAAGTAAGCCGCTGATACAAAAATGGTTTGTTACAAACTCCTAAAAGTTTGTAACTAAGTTGTAACGCAACTTTGTAAGCGTCCAAAATTGGATTTAACCTCCTCTTTTCTAGTTATTTATACCTTCTTACTAACATTCTGTTACAGAGTTACAAAAGATTTGTATAATAAATAAGAAAGGGGAGTGGGGAAAACAGCGGTAGGCGGGGGAAAAGGGCTAAAATGAGCCTGTCGGGCAGGGCTGGCCATACCTGGTGAAGACGAAAAAGGGAGCGATGAACAGATGCTCATCACTCCCTCGTAACATGAGAAAAGAAATATAAAAATCAGCGAATTTCGCTTGAAAATTTTGCCGAAAATATTTGCATAATTCAGATATTTTTTGTACCTTTGCACTATAACTTGGGGCTATATACCCTATTATATATGTAGGGGGTTAGAAAGGTTCGTTACTATTAGTATCTATCTTGCTCCAGTCGATTGTCGATTGATAATCACCCTTTTTTGCTTGAGTTTCTTCTTTTGGAGAATCACTCTTCTTGCTTCTGAGATAAATCATCTCAACCGGGCTTCCATCAGGATGCGCTGGATCTCTTCTGATAATGCGATGCTGGCTGTTACAGAGGTCATCCGGGTTCAGGGCTTCAATGTATGGGCATAGCTCCACAAATGCCTTCAGCTTCTTGGTAAAGCTCTGTGTCGTTGCTTTGTTAAGGCCAGAGAACTGTTTGAAGTCTGTAAATGCCTTTTCTCTTACGACAAACTCGTCGAGTCTTCCACTCTCCTCAGAGAAATAAGAACTGGCCCAATCCTCGAAGTTTACACCCATATCAGCTTTAAACTTGCGCTTAACGATATTCTCCATAGGTGGCAGTATCTTTACGGGTTCTCCCACGAGAGATATGTAGAAGCGGCAGCATTGCAGGAAGAAGTTGATATCTGCGTTCCATTCGGCCTCAGAATA